AAAATCCGCACGCCCTACAATTACTTCTTTAAGTGGTTCCCAATCATTAACTGTAAATATTTTCATACAATCTTTTTTAAAATAATATCATCATAATCATTAGACATGATACGATTTTTAAACGAGGTCGATACCCACAAATCTCCTACACTAATTTCTTTCTTCCAAGATGCTGAATATTTATTGTCAATTTTTTCACACACACTATAATTATAATCTAATTTATCTTTATCGATTACATTTATCAAGTCCTTCAAGTCCATTTCTAATATTTTTTTACATTCTTGAAGATATTTTTTTAAACGAATACCATTAGAATCTATATTATCAAATGAATAATCAAACAATTCATCATGCAATTCAAATCCATGACTTGTTAAAAATTTGTAATAATGTTTTGCACCAAAATTTAAAAAAGGTTTTTTATAGAAAAAATTTTTTATTGTTTTTTCAGTAATATTACATGCAAGATCAGTTTGTGTTTCACATCCTAAAGAAATTGCAGATTTTAAATACTCATCAGGAACAATATTATATTGACACCAAGGTAAAGTCTCATCTCGCAAAGTGGATTTATATTTTGTAAGATCAGGTTTAAAATAAATTGATTCATTTGAAACAAACCCATTTTTTCTTATTAAAAATGTTTCTATAGTGCTATCATTTGTCATATCAATTTTTAATTTATGACCATCTTTAATATTACAAACATTTAATGTATGAATATTATCACCTAATTCATAGTCATAAACTTTATATTCTGAATTAGGAGTTGATGAATATCCTGGGTTAGAAAAAATAAAATTATCATATACACTCAATTCACTTATAATATGAATTCTACAAAATCGTCTTCCTCCAGATAAAAAAATAGCAGAATATTCAATAGGTAAATTTACAGATTCTTTCAAAGAATAACTATTATTACCTAAAGGATTAGAAAAATATTCAAATAAAAAATACCAAGGAAATAAAACTATCTTAATATCAGTATCTTTTACATTTAATTTTTCCTGAACTAATTTTATATTATTTGATATATTAATATCAGGAGTTACATAAATTATATCATATCCTTTATTAAAAAAAATATACAAATGATAAAGTATGGAACGATCTCCGTAAACATGAAAACCGTTTAGATTACTCTCCCTATCAAATGTATAATAAGGATATAAAGAAATGGGTTCACTAAAATTCATAAGAACAGTAGTTTCATCAAAAACATGTTCGATTAATTCAGACCTTTTAATTGAATCTGCTTCCAAAAATTTCATTTTAGGCACGACCTTTTACAACAATCAGGAGTGGTCTCCAAACTATTCCATTTTTCAGGTTTAATATAATCTTTATATATTTTTAATATCTCATCTAGTGAATATTTTTTTAAAGAATTCCAATCTTCGGGCAAATCATCCAAGTATTTGTCAAAAAAAGTTTTATCTAATTGATGAAAAGCATGAAGAGTACAACAAGGATACACTTTAAAATCAACAGATATTTCTGTTTCATTCCAAGTTTCATTTTGATTATATGCTACACAATTTACTATCATTTTTTACCACAATATTCTATACATAATTTTGGACACTTCTTACTAGACCAAACTTCTGTATTTAAAACTTTATCGAACTCATTAACAATATTTTCTAACTTATTTGTTTTTAAAGAAATATCAATATGATCTATAACAGGTTCAGATATTTTTTGATCCAATTTATTAATATAAAAATAACAACATGGATATACATTTAAATCAATATCGAATTCATATTGATTAAATTTATTAAGATTATAATCGAAAAAACTACATTCTACTTGCATAAGTAATAATTTGTCCTATTCTTTTTTAAAATATCTTCGACATAAGATAATTTATTTGGATTTAATTCAGCAAAAGGCCTTGAATTAACCCTTGCTAAAATGTATATACCATGATCTTCAGCAAAATCTATTGCATCTTGTAATTGATGATAATTATGTTCAAATATAGTATAATCCCATTTAGTGAATCTATGTTTAGCAGATACAATCATATTTGATAATGCTAATTTAGTATTTACACCTATTCTATATTTTTGATTCACTTCATCGGTTGTTCCATCTATACCAAAAATAAAATGAACTTTTGGATTTTCTAAGATATCTTTCACAAATTTATTATTTCTAAGACCTCCATTAGTAAAAATTTCTATTTTGTCAAATGCTATTGATGCCATTTCTATAATTTTAGATAATTTAGGATGCATCATAGGATCTCCTACTTCACCACAAAATTTTGCAACTACTTCTCTATCATCACTTTTTAAAAATCTATAATTATTAAATACAAAATCTTCAAAATCAGAAACAGGAAGATGCTTTAAATTCTTTAAATCTAACATAGTTCTTGTACATGAAGGACATTTTGCATTACAATAAGTTGTCAATTCAAAATTATATAAAATAAATTTCGGTTTTAATTTGCCCATGAAAATTCTGAAAACATATGCTTATTATCATCATATAATTTTTTTGCTATTTGTAATCTTTTATCACTAATAATAAATTTCGGTCTTTGATTAATTTTTATATAAACTTTAAATCCATGTTTTTTTGATAATTCTAAAACATCAGGTATTTCGAAAAAATTATGATCAAATACTAAAAATTGCCAAAAAGTATTTGTTGGTCTTATTTTAGCAAAAGAAATCATGTTGCTGATTGCTTTTTCTGTTACCACTCTTTTTCTATATATTTGATTGGTATCATCTTCTAATCCATCAATAGAAAAAACAAATGATAAATTTCTGTGATTATATGCTAATTTTTCATAAAACTGTGATTTTCTATTTCCTCCGTTTGTTACTACACTTAAAGAATTAAATAAGTTACACCCATAATCAATAAATTTTTTCACTTCAGGATTTACCATCGGATCACCTAATTCACCCTCATACATTACATTTTTATTTGTAAAATTATGAAGATTATTTTCAATGATTGTTTTAAAATCATCGAATTTCATATGAATTTGATTTAGGTTCGGATGAAGTTGTTGATTGGGATCAACTATATGACTTCCAAAATCAGGATATCTTTTACAGGAAGGACACGCCGCATTGCATATATTTGTTATTGAAAAATCAAAATGCCTCATATTGACTTCTTACCTCAATAAATTTGTCGATCCAAGTATCTCTATGCTCAACAAAAACTTGAGGTTGTTCATCTGCAACCGCAATAATTATTGCTATAAAAGGAACAGGAATTCCCGTCATTTCTTCCCACATAACAGAATATGCTGATCCTTGCATAAAATAATTATCAATCCATTCTTTCTTTTTAGGTTTGCTTGAGGTCTTGAAATCTATTATATGTCTTTTACCACGAAACTTACCTACGCAATCAACTCTACCTGCGGTTTTAAGATGATTCGAAAACAAAGTTCTTTCTTGACCATAAACAATTTCAATTTCTTCTAGGAAGGGTTGTATACTTTTAAACATAACTACGTTATCAGGAGTATATTCATCAAACGCTAATTCATTATTTAAAAAATCTTCACAAAGTTTATGGACTTTGGTTCCACGGCGAGATGCTTGTGTAGATATTTTATTGGCTTCTTTTTCTCCAACACGTTTTCTCCATTGTACAATAGAATCTTTTTTATAATCAGATAATACAGTAGTAACAGAAGGATACTTTTCACCGTCAGGAGTTACATAACACCTTTTACCATTTTCATTTGTAGTATTAAGTTCAAGATCACCAAGAACATTTTCATGTATAAACATATATCACTCTATAACATTAACATTACTTTCATAATGTGCTTTCTTTATTTCTTTTAGTTTATCATTAAAGGAAGCATCAGGCTTCTTTTGACCTACATTATCATATGCAAATCCTGGCATAGCAGGTATTCTTGAAACTGTACCATTACAAGTATTAATTGTACAACCAGATATAATAGGCGAATCTCGTTCCTCGTAAGGATGACTTTCTTCCCATATCTCTTCACAAACATCGCATTTATATACGTATGTTGGCATAATTTTCTCCTTTAACGCAATAACCAGTCATATGATTTCCATGTATTGGAAATAGCCATGAATTTTTTCTTATTATTAATAAATTCTACTGAATTATTATCTACTATTACATTAATATTGTCAAGGTTTTTAGGAATCACATGATCAAAAACTTGTTTATCTCTCTTAGTAATTCCATCAACAATTTCAGGATTCATATAACACACTCCTGAAGTTGCCAAAAGGTCTTTAGTTATTTTATAATCTGGTTTAACAGAAATCTTTTCTATCTCATCAGAATCATTTTTATACTTAATAAAACTTTTGTTTCTACTATCTTCTTTTGTCATATGAGATAAAATAGAAATTGATTTTCCACTATTTTTATGAACTTTATAGTAATCATCAATATCAAAATTATATAAGTTGTCACCATGTAAAAATAGAAAATCCCCTTTTGAAAAGGTACCTTCTACATTTCTTAAAGATTGAGCGGTTCCAATTACAGTTCTTTCACGATGGAATCTTACGTTAAAACTTGATTGATATTTTCTTAATGCGATTTCTATTTGATTGGCGTGATAAGAAGCAGTAACTACAACTTCATCAATATCATATTTTTGTAACCAATCAAGATTGTGAAAAAGAATCGACTTCCCCTTTATCGGCAATAAACACTTTGGCATCATATCCGTAAAGGGACGTAACTCTATATTGATGCCAGCACATGCCATCAGTACCTTCATTTGGATTTTGCTTTCTTTTTCCTCGTTGTCGCAGGCTTAGATTTAGTTTCGGATTTTTCAGTTTTAATGAAACGGCCCTTACTATCCCTTTTAGGTTGAGGCGAGGGTTGTTGAACGCACTCCGGGAAAGAGTTATAAGCCACATGGTGAGTGATCTTTTTGTACTTATCTGAAAGTTTACCATCTTTCATATGCCAAAGATCATCCGCCTCGGAAGGGTGTAATGAATTAACTAATTCTATCCACAAAGTCTCACGTTTTACATCAGTCAAATGCGGATTTCCACCCTCAACAAATAAATATAATCGTCTTACCTCATAATTTAATGTTGCTCCATCATCAATTGGTCCTTGATTAGGAAAATAACTATTTTGAGGTTTAAATTCTGCTTCTTCTTCTTCAGATAAAGACACATCTGGTCTTCCATCGGGCAAAAGAAATTTTATATCTTTATTAAAATTACATCTCAGTAATTCCATTACTGCCTTGGTTCGATTTTGTTGCAAATACGCTACTCGTTCTTCATCCGATTTTAGATTATTTGCAACACCAAAAATCTCACTTGTCATTTTAGCGGCCATAGTTGCTCCTAAAATTCATTTATATGCTCCATTAAATTTTTAAGTTTGTGTTTAACAAAATAGTTAAACAGATGTTTTCTACCAGTATCAGGTTGCGTGGTATAATCCTCCATAATATTGGTTTGCAACCAATCTGGAATTTTAGTCAAATCTATCAACATTTCATTTCTGCGATAATTGCGTAACTGTTCGCCTTCACAAAAAGTATCAGGTTCAAGTTCAGACCAAATAGATAATTTCTTTTTAGACAAAGGTTTCTGTCTTTTATCTGTAACAAAAGTGTCATCAGCAGATAAGAAATTTGGAACACCATCACTTGTATCACCTTTAAGTATGTGTTCTTGTAAAAATACATTTGGATTGTCTGTTTTTAAAAAATCTTTTTTGAGTGGTGAAAACTGCTTTACGTTTTCGAACTTTTGTAACTGAATAAAATCTTTATCACTTGATAATATTAAAACAGGTTCTGCTTCAGTAAATATTCCATTTTGATGTTTTGGCTCTCGTTTCATAACAAGAGTGGCAATTATATCATCGGCCTCTGCTTTATCTATATATACGACCTTATATGGAAGATTTTCTTTTATCTCTGTTCTTATTTGATGCAAGTGACGAAATAATTCGGACCAATCAAAGTCTGATTTATCTCTAGCAGTTTTTCTAGAGGCTTTATAATACTGAAACGCCTCTTTTCTCCAGTTTTTAGTTGCATCACAACAAACGACCATCTCTCCAAATTCATCACTAAATCTATGATGGTACATTCGAATGGTATTCAACACCGAATGCCTGATGAAATCCTCAGACATCATTTTCGCATTCATCATCACATTTGCAATGACAATCTGCGAATAATCAAGTAGTATCATTTTACAATTTTAAGTAATATAGTTTCATTATTAATACGACCAGTTAAACCTTTTTCTACAGATTTAATAGCCTCATATTGTTTTCTAATAGCAAGTTTACCACCTTTGAGTATCTTTGTCAATATCTCTTCAGGTTTTCTTACTTTCTTACTCTTAGAAGATTCCATATCAAAGCCTCTAAGTGTACTACCTTTAATGGATAGACCTTGAGGACTCTCTGATTTATACACTCCAAGTTTACGATACTTGGTATTAAAAACATACAATTGATCTGCTCCAACAATTTCTGATGGATTTACAGATGCAATTTTATATTGTTCATCTTCTTTTTTATAATTCAACTTAGCAATTTGTTTCGCAACTGAAACGGGTTTTTTCTTTCTAGGCTTTCTAGATTTATTAGAATTTGCAGAGAACCTATCACAATCATCAATAATTTCTATGATGAATTTTTTATATAATTCAATTTGTTTCTTTTTAAGGTGAGAAAATTCTTCATAGATTAATTCATCTGTCCAAACAGAATTAACTTTAGACAAATGAGGACGAAATTCATCAGCAACTTTTCTTGCAATTAACCCTTTAACTTCATTTTCTTTCAACCATTCGTATATGCTTATCGTAGGTTTGCAATCATTATCAAAAAAATCATCAATAGCACCCTCTATTTCGCCACAGAGAGCAAGAACTTGTTCTCTAATATGATCTTGTATTGATGGTTTGTGTTTTTGTGTTACATCTTCTTCTGATACCTGTTTTTTAACACTAGCAAGACCCTTAGAATACTCTATAAGATAATTCAGTTTATCAGCCATATCTTCAGGAAGAGTTTTCAATCCACGCATAAGCATACGAGAAAGAAATCCTGCATGGCGTAAACTAATACAATTAGGACCATCAACAAAGATCCCAGACTTTCCCCACACGGAAGATTTTACTTTTCGAATCTCTTCTTTATCATAATTAACAAACTTCATATATTCAATCAACCATTTTTTAGCCTGGTCTGCTTCATGAAAATACGAATACCAATTTAATGCATGACAAATTTCACTAAAACTCGCCTCTCCATCAAACGTGGGTTCAGTACCCATTTTGACTTCATCAAAAGTTCTACCTGATCCGATAATCGATTTAAGTTTTTTCTTCTTTATTGCTCTGGCCATCATCAATTTCATAAATGAGGTTATCAAGAAAATCAATCCACTGATTGATACGTTTATCCCAACTATAATGAGTATACGCATAACTCATGGCATTGTCAAGATTTTTCTGGACATCCTTTGACCAATATGAATCCATCACATCTTCCAATTGATCAGCAAACCTCTCTGCATGAGTTAATTTATTTTCAGAATATGTATACATATATGAAAATTCACCGCAGGTTTCTGGTAATGCACCATAACTAGAAGTCACTACTGCACAATGGGCAGACATTGCTTCCATCGCAACTCGACAAGATGTTTCCTGCCATGTTGACGGATATGCTAAGATATGCATGTTTTTCCAATGATCCCTCAATTCATTATAGGGAACCGCACTATAATATGTTATTCTAGGATCTGAATTACATTTCTCAAATAAAGGTTTGTATGGTTCATCATTCTGTTCCCAACCATACAACTTATAACTAGAAAAAACGTGTAAATGAAAATCAGTTCTATCTAACAAATCTAATGCACTTAAAAGAACATCAAGACCTCTTTGAGGTGTTGAGCAATACATCAATTGTAAATCTTTTACTTTTTCTTGTTTATGTTCAGGTATTGGATCTATAGCATTTTTAATAACCACACCCTTGTCATATGGAATATTCAACAAAGTATTAAACTGTTGTTGTTGCCAATTACTTACAAAGACTAACTTATCAAACAATTCTAATCCTCCAGTAGAGGTTAACAATGAATGACAAGGATCTTGAGCAAGATCATGAATCCAATAAAGTCTTCTTTTATCTTCTTCTAGGTTGTTTACTCGGGAGATGACAAATTGAAATTTGTCTTTGTACTCTTGAGGTAATCTGCGGAAAAGTTCCATTGTGAGAAGTTCAGTTCCTCCAAAAGATTTTTCCGCCAGATTTCCTTTTTCATGTTGCGGTATTTTCACATCTACATCATTATCCATAATTAACTACTTTCTATAACCTCTTATAATGTTGTTTATAAAAAATATGTTGATCTATTGTGACCTTTTTAACATATTTCTTTGACCATTTAGGATACTTTTCCATCCAATCAGCATGATAGTGTGTCGCACCATCAGTTATATCTAGTATCCTGTCTTTGTTGTAATAAAACCATTGTGCAATATTTTGAGAATTCTTCCATTGTTTCCCTTTATAGGGTACGTCCAGATTTCCATCACAGTACCACGAAAATTGGCAACGGTCTTTTTTTGGTAGACCTGATGCATGAGTGGGTCCTTCATAAATTACATCACAGAAGGAATTTGGATAATTTCTAGAATCAACTCTATTTTTAGTTACGAATGCAACTGCTAATTTTCCTGCAGTTGATTGAGTTGCCGCTTCAAAATAAATGTTCTTAGCCAGACATTGCACTTGATTGTCTATATGTACTATTGCTTGTAGACTCGGTTGAGTTGTAGAAGTGCTTGCTGAACCAGTACCTATAGTTCCTGCTAAGATTATTGAAGTGGCGATTATCATAAAAAAAGAAACAACTTTTTTTAGCATAAAACGCTCCGTTTGATTAACATTCCATTGTCAAAAGATCAACGTGTATAGTATTTATACAACCCGAATTTCAACAAATTAGTTACCTACCCATACGTTTTTTAGTATTTTCAATGGTAGTTTTAGCACGTTTAATCTTGTGCTTACGAATTGACTCTACTTTATCAGCAGAACCCGTTGACATTTCCTTGTCTTCCATGATAGCAATTGTCAATTCTGCATTTGCCTCATGCATTGCAAGTGTCTTTTCAATCCGCTTTATTGCAGATTCTTGTCTTTCTCTTTTCCCTTGATATCCTTTCATTTCTTCTCTTTGGATTTAGGTTTAATTTGAACAATATATCCTACACCTCCATCTGATGGAGTGTATTTCAATACTGTTTCTACAGTATAATCTCTTTCGTTAGGAAGTTTGGGTACATATCGTTCATTTTCTGCCAAACGTATATCTCCCAGTCCTATCATATCCATTTGCTCTTGGATATGAAACATAAAAAGTCTTTGTTATCTCTACCACATATGCAGGATCTGAATCTGCTTCTATATGATTTTGAAATCGACTTGCTAACTTTTTAGTTACAACATTTGTTAAAACATTGTTTGCTATTTTTTCAATTATCAATCTGACCAACCTTCACCTGCTAAGAGATGTTCAAATCTATGTTTGATAACTACATAAAATAATTTTAATAAATTATCTTCTGCATAAGTTCCATGATCAACTAATAATACATATTTTGGTTTTGGTTTCTTCATTATTACCATCCTCTATCTGTTTTTACTGATGCATGATATCCTTGTTCGTGCATACTTTGTGCAAATTTACTTGCATCTTCCCTACTCTGACAAAATCTTTTAAAAATTTCTGTATCTTCATTGGGTGGAACCCACTTTGCATTTTCTCTCATTTGAGCATGATTATTCAAAGAAACTCTATTTTCTTTTTTCCAATATTCCACCCATATATTCATATAATCCTATCCGTAAGGTTTTTGCCCTGCATTTTTATGAGGTTTTACTTCTTCCACACATTGTCTATATGGAGACCTATAACTTTGATTCTTGAGTAATGTTCCTCTTTTAAGTCCTGGATCGTACCAGTAACCATAACATCCGTTACTGTCTAATCTAGGTGTGCAACTAGCAACTATCCATGTTGCCACCATTATGAAAATAAGTAATGGTGCTTTTTTAATAGTCTCCCCTTTCTATTATTGTGTTTTTTCTTTTTCCTTTTTACGTTTAGTCTGTTCTATAATACACACAGGTAAAACTCCTGATACTATCTCATCAAATTTTGTTGTGTTCTCAGTAATCTTACTATCAACATCATGAAACTCCATAGAATGTCTTAGACTATCTAAAACACATCCACAAACTTCTTGAACATCTTCAGGCCAAAATTCTGTAAAAGCCTGTCTTTCTGAAAACGATACCCAACATCCTTTAACAAATCCAAACACATATGATGATGGATACCAATAAGGTTTTATTCCATCAGGATGTGCATATACTATACTTGAAAACAACATAAATGTCAATAACAATTTATTAAATTTCGAAACCATCTTTTACTTTCAGGCCAGCCTCTTTTCCACAATGAGGACAATGCATAGTCTTTTCTACCATTGTCCATGTTGGATCTTCTTTGCCATTGGGAGTTACTGCATAACTCCACCATTGTTTACAGTCAACACAATTATAATGATACAAAATTTCATAAACATATTCATGTTCAAATCTTGCATCTCTATCTTCTATTCTTTCAATATATTCTTCAAGGTGATCATGTGCTAAATCGTCTTCTAAATTCTTGTTCACAAGATTCCCCATTGATTCCACGTATCTAAAATATAATAACAACTATAAATCGCAAATGAATAAAATAAAAATTCTCCAAACATATTAATTCCAAGTGTTAATAGCAATGACTAATAACAGTATATTGCTAATTAATATTTCTATTGCTAATACAGTATGATACCAAACCCATCTGGATTCATATCTTTTATCTCGTTCTAATTCTACTTTTGTTTTACCTTCTTGAAGTCTAGGCAACCAAATGTTTTCCCATCCTTCTTTTGCTTCTTTTAAAAAATTTTTCATGGGTATGCGTAAGGTCTTGGCCTTATCCATTCTTTAGGTTTATATGATTTTGTTTTAGATTTAATTTCTAAATGTTCACAATTTGTAACACATTTATTCCATTCTTCATACGATTTAATAGGAACGCATTTTCCTTTATTAATAAGTTTCCAGCAAGTAGTTTTCGAAACACATCCTATAAAAAAACATAAACATATACAAAGAAAAATATTCTTCATTAGTTTAAATAAGGACTTACTACATCAAAAACTTCTGGACTAGCATTTGCCATTCTATCACAAAATTCATGAAACTCATCTAGGTTATCTTCTTAATGAAAATGTGCTTCATCATACCGAGTAAATAACTCTTTGGCTTCTCTCAATTGTCCAACATCAAACCTATGCATTGTTCCATCAGGTTCTTTTGCAAGTAAACAATCAGAATTTATTCTATAAAAAAGTTCTACTCTAGTCATTTAACTCCTGTATGGGGGCGCGGATAGAATGGTGGGGGTGCAGATCCATCGATCCATTCTATCCTTCCCTGCGCCATCTTAAAATTCTTTATTTGTCTTCTTTTTTTCTTCCATTTCTTTATTCACATAATATGAATTTATAGACCATTCAATATCCTGTAGTCTAACATCTAATGCTATGAGAGCCCGTCTAACTTGTGTCATGTCTCTAATTAAAGCATCTTTCACTTTTCCTTTTGGAAGAAAATCAACCATTGATTTGGCGAGTTTTATAACTTGAGGTGCTTCTTCTAAAGTTTCAATCAGAGTCTTTGCTTCTTTTCTCGTCATTTTGATTCCTATGAAGTTTGTCCATTAGTATATATAGAAGGGCAAAAAATATACCCGCTAGTATAAGTAATTGACCAGGAAGAAACACATCATCCCAACTCCAAACAATTACGCCATTTAATTTTAAAATTATTAAAATTGCCGTTATTAAAAAAATAAATTTCATGTCTTCTCTGGAATTCTTTCGTAAAACTGTTGATCTACAACCAGAGAAGGAGAATTTTTCATCTCTCGTTCTTGGATTGCTAAGTTAGTTCTTTCTGGAACAATGCAATCGTATTTAGTAATCTTTCCTCCCTTTTCCAAATAATCCTTAATTGCTACGTTCAGATCATCTCTATTAATTTTAAAATTCTTTTTCTTTTTAGCCATGTTATCCGTTTATTAGGGTTGCAAAAAATAAAAAATAATAATAAAGTAGAACAGTAAATACGGAAAGCAACAATATTCCTGCTCCTATTTCTAACCAGTCTTTAAATCCAAATCCCATTATAACATCTCATCTGCAAAACTTTTATCATGTAATCTTTGATATTCGTCACAAAGATCAAGAGTGACATCCAATCGTTGATCATCTTTAAGTTCCCAAATACTAATCATATCACGATTCGTTCCAACTAAATCAGAATCAGCATCAAAATTAATAACATCTTCATCATCAAAATCCCATCCATCTGCGGCATCTTGAAGACAATCTTGAATGGTTTCTCCTTCATAAACTAACACCTGTTCACATTCTAGATTTTCTTCTTCGTCTTCATATTCAGATTGCATTTCAAATACAAACTCAAGTTTCGTCATTCTTCCTCCTTATATAACGCCTTCATATAGAGCCAGAAACCTACAGTTCCTTCCTCTCCTTCATGTCTTGTCTTTTTAAGTTTTTCCATGATAGATCCAATTCTTTATCAATTATTTTTTGAATTAATTCTCTGCTATGATTTTCTCTACTTAACATTTAATCCCATAAACTTGTATAATGTTCTGCAAATAAATCAAGTCCTTCTTGAACTTTATCCCAATCTTCAATTTCTAAGTTATTATCTTTCTTGATGCTTTCGAAAGAATATATCATTTTGTCTAAGATATTATCCCACTTCTTAATGAGATAATTTGTTTCAACATCTTCATCAATAAAATCAAAATGCAATTGACGATCCCAATGTGCATTAGTAACCATTCCATCTTCATAAAGTTGTGGATAACCATGCTTTGTTTCTTTTAAACGTACAAGAGCAGGATGAATGATATTAGCAAGTGTATAATCCAGGCTCCAAACATCATAGTCATCAATGTGAATATTGAAAGCACGATTTTTCCTGTATGGTCCAATTTTGATTTTCATAATGTAGTATTATTTATTTTTGTGGCTCCCTCGGCTGGATTCGAACCAACGACAAGCAGATTAACAGTCTACCGTTCTACCACTGAACTACGAGGG